GCCGTGCAAAGCCTGTAGCCAGGAAGGTACTGGCGGGCAATCCGGGCAAACGAGGCCTTAACAAAGAAGAGCCTTCCTTCACGCCGATCACCGGCGTTGAGCCACCGGAATGGCTTAATGAAAATGCCGCAACTATGTGGCGAATGGTGGCAAAAGAGCTGTGCGCCCAGGCGGTGCTATGTGCGACGGATCTGCACAACCTGGAGATGTTCTGCATTGCCTATGCCAACTCCCGGGATGCCCAGGATCACATCCAGCAAAATGGCATTGTGATGACGGGATCGATGGGCGGTCCGGTTAAGAACCCTGCACTAACGGTACTCAATGAGGCAATGCGCCAGATGGCGTCATTCGGCGGCATGCTGGGGCTGGATCCCAGCAGCCGACAGCGCCTGATTGGGGGAAACAAAAAACAGTCTGATAACCCCTTTAAGAATCTATGACGCGCAAAGCCTACCCCAACGTGAACGCCGCAAATCAGTATGCCCGCGACATCGTCCGGGGAAAGGTTGTGGCGTGCCGCTATGTTATCGATGCGTGCCAGAGGCACCTTGATGATCTCGCGAAAGAGAAGACCAAAAAGTTTCGCTACCGGTTCGATAAAGACCTCGCGGAAAAGGCGGCTAAGTTCATCCAGCTCCTGCCGCATACGAAAGGCGAATGGGCCTTCAAGCGCATGCCTATCACCCTGGAGCCCTGGCAGCTGTTTATCGTCTGCTCAGCGTTCGGCTGGGTGCGGAAGGGTACGAAATTGCGGCGCTTTCGTGAGGTCTATACCGAGATCCCGCGTAAGAATGGTAAGTCTGCGATCTCTGCTGGTGTGGCGCTGTTCTGCTTCACCTGTGACGACGAGTTTGGCGCAGAGGTTTACTCCGGCGCCACGACTGAAAAGCAGGCCTGGGAGGTATTCCGCCCGGCGCGCCTGATGTGTAAGCGCACCCCGGCGCTTTGTGACGCGTTTGGCGTGGAGGTGAACGCCTCCAACATGAACCGGCCGGAAGATGGCGCCCGTCTTGAACCGCTGATCGGTAACCCTGGCGACGGTGCCTCTCCGAGTTGTGCAATCGTGGATGAATACCACGAGCACGATACCGATGCGTTGTATACCACCATGCTTACGGGTATGGGCGCCCGGCGGCAACCTCTCATGTGGGCGATCACCACCGCAGGCTACAACATCGAGGGGCCATGCTACGACAAGCGCCGGGAAGTTATCGAAATGCTGAACGGTACGGTACCTAATGATGAACTCTTCGGTGTGATTTATACCGTTGATGAGGGTGACGAGTGGACCGATCCGGCGGTGCTGCGTAAGGCAAACCCTAACATGGGTGTTTCGGTCTACAGCGATTTCCTGTTGAGCCAGCAGAAGCGGGCCATGAACAACGCCCGGCAGGCCAACGTATTCAAAACTAAACACCTTAATATCTGGGTGTCAGCCCGGGCGGCTTACTTCAACCTGGTCAGCTGGCGCAACTGCGAGGATGAGACGCTGACGATTGAGCAGTTCGAGGGGCAGCCTTGCTACCTCTCGTTCGACCTGGCGCGAAAGCTCGACATGAACAGCATGGTGCGGATCTTCACACGTGATATTGATGGCAAACGTCACTATTACTGTATAGCGCCTAAGTTCTGGGTGCCCTATGACACGGTATACAGCACTGACACCGATCATCAGCGTACCGCTGAGCGTTTCCAGAAGTGGGTTAACTCCGGGCATCTTGATGTAACCGACGGGGCTGAAATTGACTATCGCGTTATCCTGGAAGAAGCCAAGGCAGTTAACCGGCAGAACCCGGTAGAGGAATCAGCTATTGACCCCCATGGAGCAACGAACCTTTCTCACCATCTTGCCGATGAAGGGCTTAACCCTATAACCATCGTTCAGAACTACACCAACATGTCAGACCCTATGAAAGAGCTTGAGGCGGCGGTAGAGGCCGGGCGTTTTCACCATGACGGTCACCCGATACTGACGTGGTGTATTTCTAACGTAGTGGGTAAACACCTGCCTGGTAATGATGACGTTGTGCGGCCCATCAAGGAGCACAGCGAGAATAAAATCGACGGGGCCACCGCCCTGATCATGGATATTGGCCGGGCCATGCTTCCTGAGTCCAGGCAGGATCTTAATGGCTTCTTTGAAAATCCCATCATGGTAGGTTTCTGATGAAAAAAAATAAGCAGCCGGGAAAGGTGAAAAGCGCCTTGCTCAACTGGCTGGGTGTCCCTATCAGTCTGACCACCGGGACATTCTGGCAGGAGTGGTACGGAACCAGCAGCAGCGGGAAAGTGGTTACTGCGGATAAGGCGATAAGGCTGTCAGCGGTCTGGTCCTGTGTCCGGCTCCTGAGCGAGTCGGTTTCTACATTACCCGTCAAGATCTATACCCGGCAGGCTGATGGTTCGCGCAAGCTGGCGCAGGATCATCCTGTTTATCAGGTGCTGTGCCGCCGCCCGAATCTGGAAATGACGCCGTCCCGATTTATGTTGATGGTGGTGGCCAGCATCTGCCTTCGCGGCAATGCCTTTGTCGAGAAGCTGTTTATCGGCAATAAGCTGGTGTCGCTGGTGCCATTGCTGCCCCAGAACATGTTAGTAAAGCGGCTGGACACCGGTCGTCTTGAGTACACCTATACCGAAGACGGCAGGAAACGCGTTATTCCGGAGAAGAATTTGATGCACATCCGGGGGTTTGGCCTCGATGGTGTGTGCGGCATGATGCCAATGATGACGGGCCGGGACGTGATTGGCGCGGCGATGGCCGTCGAAGAGTCAGCCGCCAAGATCTTCGAAAATGGCCTACAGAGTTCTGGTTTTCTTTCTGCTGATGCTGCGCTTGATAAGGAGCAAAGAGAGCGACTTCGGGGATATATGCAGGCCTTCACCGGCTCTAAAAACGCCGGGAAAATTATGGTTCTAGAAGGCGGTCTTAAATACCAGAACGTCACCATGAACCCGGAAGCAGCGCAGATGCTGGAATCAAGATCGTTCAGTATCGAGGAAATCTGTCGTTGGTTCCGCGTGCCACCGTTTATGGTTGGCCACACCTCGAAACAGAGCAGCTGGGCGTCGAGCCTGGAGGGGATGAACCTGCAGTTCCTGACCCATACGCTGCGCCCGCTGCTAGTGAACATCGAGCAGGAGATCTCCCGCTGCCTGCTTAACGGCGAAGAAGACCTCTTTGCCGAGTTCTCAGTAGAAGGGCTGCTGCGCGCCGATAGCGCTGGCCGTGCAGCGTACTATACCAGTGCGCTGCAGAACGGCTGGATGTCCCGCAACGACGTGCGCCGTCTTGAGAATATGCCACCTATCGAAGGCGGCGATATTTACACGGTGCAGCTAAACCTGACGCCGCTTGAAGATTTGAAACAAAACAGCCAGGCCGCGCAGGCATTTGCGCTACGGCAGGTTCATAACCACGTATTCCCTGATATTCCCTTCGAACAGTCACCGCTAAAAAAAGCGGCTTAGGAGCATCCATGACAATTAAAAGCCTTCCGGCTGCGCCGGAGGGGCGACCTTTTGCGCGCGAAAAACCTGATCTGCCAGCTGCGGCAATGGAGCGCTGGAATGGTGGCATTCGCGCCGCCCGCGAAGGTGACAACAGCATTTCTGTCTTCGACGTGATCGGCGCTGATTACTGGGGCGAGGGCGTGACCGCCAGCCGCATTGCAGGGGCGCTTCGTTCGCTTGGAGGCGCTGACGTGACGGTCAATATCAACAGCCCTGGCGGCGACATGTTCGAGGGGCTGGCCATATACAACCTGCTGCGCGAGTACGAAGGCAAAGTAACCGTGAAGGTGCTTGGCCTGGCTGCATCTGCGGCATCGATTATCGCGATGGCTGGCGACGACGTGCAGATTGGCCGCGGCGCGTTCCTGATGATCCACAACTGCTGGGTCTATGCAATGGGCAACCGTCACGACCTGGCGCAGATCGCCGCTGACATGGAGCCATTTGATAAAGCGATGAGCGATATCTACCAGGCGCGAAGCGGTCTTGATGCCGACACCGTCGACAGGATGATGGACGGCGAAACCTATATCGGCGGCAGTGACGCGGTGGCGAAGGGCTTTGCTGACAGTCTCCTCTCAGCTGATGAAATTGCTGACGACGACGACAGCCCGGCGGCGGCCCTGCGCAAACTCGACGCGCTGCTGGCTAAAACCGATACGCCGCGTTCTGAGCGTCGAAAACTTCTTAAAGCACTATCCGGAAGCAAGCCAGGCGCTGCTGCCAACCCTGACGGTACGCCGAGCGCTGCCACCATCGAAAACGAAACTATTGACCGACTGGAAGCCGCACTCAGCGGCCTGAAAGCGGCTGCCCAGTAAAACGGAGAAATTATGTCTGATGTAAATGAGATCCTGAAGAAAGTTAGCGCCAGCATTGAAGAGGCGACCGGCAAATTCAATGCAAAGGCAGAAGAGGCGCTGAACGAAGCAAAGAAAAACGGCCAGCTGTCAGCGGAAACCAAAGACACCGTCGATAAAATGGCAGTGGAATTTAATGCCCTGAAAGAGGCTGAAAAAACGCTGAAGGCGGCGCTCGGCGAACTGGAGCAGCAGGTCGCTCAGATGCCGCTGGCGAATGCTGCAAAGGTGATCGAGACCGTCGGTCAGACCGTCATCAGCAGCGAAGCACTAAAAGCGTTCGCGGCAAGCGTGGAAGGCGGTAAGCGCGTCAGCGTGCCGGTAAACGCGGCGCTGATCTCCACTGACGTGGCAAGCGGAGTGGTTGAGCCGCAGCGCCTGCCAGGCATTGATACCGCGCCGAAGCAGCGACTCTTCATCCGGGATCTGATTGCGCCGGGCCGCACCTCTGCACCGGCCATCTTCTGGGTGCAGCAGACTGGCTTCACTAATGCGGCTAAGGTTGTGCCTGAAGGTACCGCCAAGCCGTACAGCGATATCCAGTTCGCCACGCAGATCACCCCGGTGACCACCATCGCGCACATGTTCAAAGCTTCCAAGCAGATCCTGGATGACTTTGCGCAACTGCAGTCCACTATCGACGCTGAGATGCGTTATGGCCTGAAATACGTCGAAGAGCAGGAAATTCTCTTCGGTGACGGTACCGGCGCGCACCTGAAAGGCATCGTGCCGCAGGCTTCTGCATATGATGCAGCCTTCACGGTTGAGCAGCAGAACGGTATTGACGATCTGCGTCTGGCCATGCTGCAGGCGCAGCTGGCGCGCTTCCCGGCTTCCGGCCACGTCCTGCATTTCATCGACTGGGCGAAGATTGAGCTCACCAAAGACACGCTGGGCCGCTATATCCTGGCAAACCCGGCGGCCCTGACCGGGCCGACCCTGTGGGGCCTGCCGGTGGTGGCGACCGAAGCTGCTGCCTTCCAGGGCAAGTTCCTGACCGGTGCGTTTAACGCCGCGGCGCAGTTGTTCGACCGTGAAGACGCCAACGTAGTGATCTCCACCGAGAACGCCGACGACTTTGAGAAAAACATGATCTCAATTCGCTGCGAAGAGCGCCTGGCGCTGGCCGTAAAACGTCCGGAAGCGTTCATCTACGGGTCCTTTACCGCGCCTGCTGCGGGTGGCGGTGCGTAATCCCTGACGGCGGCCTCCGGGCCGCTTTTCTTTTCCTTAAAGGAGACAGCCATGAAGCTGATCGCTATCAAACCCATTTACTTTGAAGGCCATGTTCTCACCGAAGGCACCGAGTTTGAAACGCTGGAGCAACACGGACGCGACCTTCTGGCCAGCGGTTACGCTCAGGAGCCTGGCGGGAAAAAGCCGGATCCTGAGAAAGATCAGAAGCCGAAAGGGAATGGCAAGGCCAAATAAGGAGCGGGCATGCTGACCAAAGAGCAGGTTAAAACACACTGCCGGATCGACGCCGACAGCACCGCAGAAGATATCTGGATCGAAACCAGCATCAAAGCGGCCGCCCTTTACGTTCAGAAGTGGACCCGACGCCGTCTTTACGGAAATGCAGCTGATCCACTGTACCTGCTTGACCCGGATGCGCTGCTTTACGGCGAAGATATCGAAATGGCCATGCTGATGCTTATCGCGCACTGGTACGCGAACCGGGAAGCGGTCATCACCAGTGGCACCTCTTCAACCGTTGATCTGGCCGTTGAATCGTTGCTTCAACCGTACCGCATTTATGGTGTCTGAGAGGAATTTATGGCCTGCTCCGGATGCGCCGCGCGGCGTGAATGGCTTAAAAAGTGGATGAAAATCGCCTATGAACGATCAACAGGTAAACCAGCTGCTGACAGCAATGGCAGCCCAGACAGCAGCGATGAACCGACTGGCGGAGTCAAACGAGGCTCTGACGGCGGTGATCTACCAGTCAATGGTAGTGGAAGAGAGTGATGCTGAACTTCCGCAGCATACTTACCTCAGCGGCAAGCCCAGGGGGTAATCATGCAGGCGGGGAAGCTCAATAAACGAATCACGCTTCAGAGACCAGTTAAAACGCAGAGTCCAGTTACCGGCGCGGTGGTTAATGGGTGGGCTGACCAGGCCGAGCTGTGGGCTAACGTTACCGATTTGTCTGCGCGCGATTTTGTGGCCGCGCAGGCGGGACAGAGCGAGGTAACCACACGGATCACTATTCGCTGGCGTGATGATGTCACGGATAAGCACCGCATTCGTTACCGCGGGCGCGTTTACGATATTCAGGGCGTACTGGAAGACGATAAAAGCGGCCGGGAGTATCTGACGCTACCCTGCTCAAGAGGGGTTAACGATGGCTGACGGCGTTGATTTCAGCATTATTGGCGTTGAGGCTTTGCTCGGTAAGCTGTCATCGGTCAGTGACGATCTGCGTCGTCGTGGCGGCCGGGCTGCGCTCAGGCGCGCCGGTAACGTGATTGTTGAAAAAGCGAAAGCGAATGCCGCCAGGATTGATGACCCGTTAACAGGCCGCAGCATTGCTGACAACGTGGCGATGCGCTGGAACGGCCGCCTCTTCAAAACCACCGGCAATCTGGGTTTTCGGATCGGCGTTCTTCACGGTGCAGTCCTGAAAAAAAATCCTGATCTCGGTGAAAATGCGCCGACGCCACACTGGCGCCTGATCGAGTTCGGTACCGAGAATGTGCGGGCGCAGCCGTTTATGCGCCCGGCGGCCGAAAGCAGTGTCGGTGAGGTGGTTAACGTGTTTGCCACAGAATACGAAAAGGCTATTGACCGTGCCATCAAGCGCGCGGCGAAAAAGGGAGTGCCACCATGATCGCCCCAATATTTACCGTCTGCGCTGCCAGCCCGTCGGTGGTGGCATTGCTGGGCGTTGAAACGCTGCGCCTCTATCCGTTCGGCCAGCAGGACGACAATGTGGTCTATCCGTACGTGGTGTGGCAGAACGTCACCGGCTCCCCTGAGAACTACCTGGCGCAGCGGCCTGATGCTGACGCATTCACGCTGCAGGTGGATGCCTATGCCGACACGGTAGATGAGGTGATCTCCGTCGCCGCTGCACTGCGCGATGCCATAGAGCCGCACGCACACATCACACGCTGGGGCGGGCAGGAAAAAGACCCCGAAACCAGACGCTACCGCTATTCGTTCGACGTGAACTGGATAGTGAAGCGATAACCCTCTCACCGGCCCTGAGCCGGTTTTTTTATGACCGGAGATAACCCATGTCTGTATTAACGCAAGGCACGCAGCTCTTTGTGCTTACTAAAGGCGCCGTGAGTGAAGTCGAATGCATCACCGCTTTTTCACCTGGCAGCAACCCTGCCGATCAGATCGAAGACACCTGCCTTTCTGAAAAGAACGATCGCACGTACAAGCGCGGACTGCGCACCCCGGGCCAGGCATCACTGACGCTTAATGCCGATCCCAAAAACGCCAGCCACATCATGCTCTACAACCTGTCCATTTCTGATGATGAAGAAGACCAGGAACTGACATTTGCAATCGGCTGGTCTGACGGGGAATCTTCGCCGACGGCGGCGGCATCCGGCACCGCCGGGGCGGTCGATGGTCTGGTTCTGCCGGACGATCGCACCTGGTTTGTGTTTAAAGGCTACGTTGCCGATTTTCCTTTCGACTTTGCAGCCAATACCGTCGTTTCCACCTCCGCTTCTGTCCAGCGCTCCGGCTCGGCCGTATGGATCCCGAAAGTACAGGCAGGCAGCTGATAACCGGCGGGCATGCGTCCCGCCAGGTTTCACATTTAACAGGATAAGATATGAAACTCAGTATTGATTCACTGAAACAGGCGGGTGCGTTTACCGGCCGCCCAGTAGCAAAAGAGATCACATGGAAGCAGGGCGATCAGGATTTTACCGCAACGGTTTATATCCGCCCGCTGGGTTACCACACCGCCATGACCGACGTGATGGCGGCGAACGGGCGTCTTGATGGTGTGGCCGGGCGCATCGCTGCATCAATCTGTGACGAAGAAGGTAAGCCGGTATTCACTCCGGCGGATATTACCGGCGAAGCAGACCCGGAGCGCGGCGCGCTGGACGGCGCATTGACTATTGCTCTGCTGGTGGCCATCCAGGAAGTTAACGATCTGGGAAAGAGTACCAGCTCAGCGCCGAAGACGAGTTCTGGTGCGAGCTCGTCCTTAACGGCATCGGTGGTAGAACCATCGCCGAAGCGCGGGAAGCGATCAGCTTCAAAGAGTCGCAGCTCTGGGCAAAATACCGGGAAAGATACGGCAGCCTGAACCCGATGATGCGGACGGAGTGGGGCGCTGCGCTGATCTCCTCAGTGCTAGCTAACGTCAACAAAGGCAAGGACGCTGCGGCATTTCGTATCAGTGATTTTGCGCCCCACATAGTCGAAACGCCCCTCTCTCTGGAAGATGCTATGAATGCCTGGAATTGATAAGCCAGGTTGAAGTTTTGTCATCGCTCAGTTCCCTGTTATTCTTTCAAAATCTGTGAAAGGAGGGGTGATGGCGCTTATTAAATGTAAGGAATGTGGTGAGGCAGTATCAAGCAAGGCAGATGTTTGCCCTAAATGCGGGGCACCTTTTAAGTTAAGGGTAAAAGGTCCTTCAGGATGCATGATGATATTGTTGGTTATAATTGGGGTTGTTTTTACTTTCTATTTCATAGCGAAAATGAGTTAAGTTAATAATTGATATTAATTTGTGTTGCTATGAATTAATAATTTAATCATGCGAATGCAAATCTACCCGCTCCGGCGGGTTTTTCATTTTAGGGCTTTATATGGCTGGAAAATCACTCGGCACACTAACTATTGATTTAATAGCAAAGGTTGGCGGATTTGTAGCGGGTATGGATAAAGCCGAGAGATCCTCAGCCAAGTGGAGACGGCAGATTGAAAGTGACGCTAAGGCGGCGGGTTCGGCTATCCTGTCAGTTGGTACGGTTGCCGCTGGCGCAGCTGTAGCAACAGCATCTGCTGGATTTGTCCTCTTAAAAACAATGTCCAATCAGGTAATTGAGACCGATCGCTGGGCTAAGTCCTTGAAGCTTTCCACTCAGGAGTTATTAGCTTGGCAATTTGCTGCGGAAAAAGCCGGGGTTTCAGGTGACCAGATGGCCGATATCTTCAAAGATATTGGAGATAAGATTGGTGACGCAGTTTTAAATAAGTCAGGTGAGGCGGTTGACGCCTTGAATGCTCTTGGTTTATCAGCTTTAAAGCTTTCAAAAATAACGCCAGACAAACAATTATTAGCAATAGGGGAGGCGCTAAGCAAGATCGGAACTAATGCTGAAAAAACAACAATATTAGAAAGCATTGGCAATGATCTCTCTAAATTACTTCCTTTATTTGATAACAACAATCAAAAACTTCAGCAGTTTATCCAATTAGCAAAAGATTATGGCGTAGCACCTTCTCCAGAATCAATTGATGATCTTGTTAAAGTGAACAATCTTTTTCAAGATATGGAGGCGCAAGCCAGCGGCCTGAAAATGGAAATTGCTGCTGGACTCGCAAAGGTAGATTTATCACCTCTTCAAAACGGTTTGGATGACCTAAAGAAAACGTTCACAGACCCAAAAGTGTTGCAGGGTTTAGCTGAAATGGTCGGTGGGATTGCGTCTTTAGTTGGGTGGATGGGTAAGGCTGCTTCAGAATTGGGGCGGCTGGTGGAGAATTTCCAAGGCGGCCAACGTGTTGCTGCCAATGCTTCTCGCAGTGAAATTGAAAGACGAATTAAAAACCTTGAATCAGACCTTAACGATCAAGGATTTCTTGCTGGCGTAAACCGCGTCGGAATGGATACTGAAGCCAAGCAGAAAGAGCTAAAAGAATTACGTGAGCGTCTGGCTGCTGTTAAAAATTTCCAGACTTCACTACCGACTAGCCCAGCTACATTTATCGCTCCAGTAAGTAGTGGTTATGCACTTGGTAATGGCGAAACTAATGGAAAGCAAACTGCGGATGCTGGTGCTAAAAAGCTAGAAAACGCCTTCAAGACTACAGAGCAAAGTTACCTTCGCCAGATTTCGCTGATCGACACAACCGGCAAAAAATCAGCCGAAGTGACCGAGCGGCAGAAGCTTCAGTTCGACATCGCCGATGGCAAACTGTCCGGACTTAACGACACCCAACGCCAGCGTCTTGAGCTACTGGCGACTGAAGTTGATCGGCTGAACGGTGTGAAGAAAGCCAATGAGGAAAACCTGAAGGTTGCCGAGTTCGTGGCAACGCTCCAGGCACAGAACGCCAACACTGCTGCGTCACTCAATGCAGATATTGCAGGTGCAGGCCTGAGTGATAAAGCGCGGGAGCGGATGAGGGAAATGCTTGGTATTCAGGCTGATTACCTTGACCAGCAGCGTGAGCTCGAAAAGCAATACCAGAGCGGCGATATTGAAAGTAAAGACCTTTATGACAGGAAAACCACTGCGCTCACCGATGCGCTACAGCAGCGACTGGCGATGCAACAGGATTATTACCAGAAGCTGGATGCGCTTCAGGGCGACTGGCTTGCTGGTGCCACGAATGGTCTGGCGAACTGGATAGACAGCGCGTCCGACTATTACAGCCAGGCGTCGAATCTCGTTGAATCCACGCTGGGTGGTTTTGTCGATAACCTCTCTGACGCACTTGCAGGTAATAAAGTGGACTGGGAAGACTGGTCGATGAGCGTGCTTCAGTCGTTACAGAAGATCCTGCTTAACGCGATGCTGGTGAACTCAATCAAGTCGCTGTCCGGTTCCGGGATGATGACCATGTTCAGCTTCGGATCCGGCAGCACTGGCGGTTCCACGCCATCAGGTGCCTATAATTCAGCCGCCGCCGGGGTGAAGCTTAATGCCAAAGGCGGCGTGTATGAATCAGCCGACCTCAGCCGCTTCAGTAACGGGATCGTGAACAGTCCGACCCTCTTTGCTTTTGCAAAAGGTGCAGGACTCATGGGTGAGGCCGGTCCGGAGGCGATCATGCCGCTGACCCGTGCATCGGATGGTTCGCTTGGGGTTCGCATGGTTAATGAAACGCTAAATTCCGTGGCCGGACAGGCTGGCGGAGCCTCTCATCCTATTCACCAGGAAATCCACGTTTCAGGTAACGGCGATGCCGCGCTTATTCAGGCGATGGAGCAGGCAGCACGCAAAGGTGCAGCTGAAGGTAGAAAGCAGGCGCGTCAGGACATGCTGCAGGACTTTCAGAGCCGGGGGCAGGGCCGTCGACTACTGGGCGTTTGATACCGTACATCGTAATTTTCAATGAGCCGAAAGGCAGGAGTTCGTTATGGCTACAGAGCAACAAGTTGAAGTATTTAATAAAGAACTTACTGAGCAGAAAAATGCGGCCCAAAAACAGGCCGCTACTATGCACGTTTCAAAGAATGAAATTACAGTAAAAGTGGATGATGTTAATTTTGTGCGTTTGTCAGCTTTTTAACCATTATCGCAATCTGTGCAATTGCTAACTGTGATGATGCCTGACCCTCGTTCTGAGCATAATAACGATCAAGATTAGCCAGGAGTTGTTCAGCAAATCCTGGTATTTGATCATTCAGCGTCCTGGCTAAAATTGCATACGCACCATTCAAAGCATATTGCGCAGTCGTGCTGTCTGGCAAAGGCATTTCATTTGCTATTGACTCTTCGAACTTGTAATTCATTTTCATTCCTTTAACAGAGGTAATCAGCCATCCCTCATTGTTATGGGCGTCAGTGTCCTACCACTCACGGGCTGAATACTCAACATAACCAGTTATGTAAATCAGTAACATCCTGATAAACGATCAGTAGTTAGCGTGTGCGCAAGTCAACAGGAGTATTTATGGCTGCACTTGAATGGCCCGCAGACATCTGCCCGTCATCCCTGACGTGGCGACCGGAAAGCAACGCAAAAACCTTTCGCAGTCCCTTTAACGGTTCATCGCAGACAGTGCGCTTTCCGGGTACCCGTTGGGTATGTTCGCTGACTTTTAATAACCTGTCAGATGACAAATCACGGCGCCTTGATGCGCTGATAGCCTCCCTTGACGGCGAGTTCGGCCGGGTGAAGATCCGTGACTGGGGACGGGGAGGGCATAAGCCCGACGGAACACCGCTGGTATCGGATCCGAATCAGTCTGGAATCGTGCTGATGACAAAAGGCTGGTCGCCGGGCGTGCTGGTACTGCGGGCAGGGGATTACCTCACCGTTAACGATGAGCTGAAAATGGTTACCGCGGACGTGGCAAGCGCCGCAGGCGGCACGGCGGTTATTCCGATAGCGCCGATGCTGCGCAGTCCTCCCCCGGCTAATGCGCGGATCGAGGTTCTGGCCCCTTACGGCATCTTCAAGCTGAAGGATAACCAGCAGGGCACCGGCAACCGTGTGCCGGGCGTGTTCACCAGTTACACGCTGGAATTTGAGGAGGCGTTCTGATGCTGTACAGCCCTTTTTCTGAGCAGATGGTCGATTACCTTTCACGAGACAGGGTGACGGCGGTGATCGCCACGCAGATCCAGTTTGAATCCGGTACCGCTTACGTGCATTCCGGTACCGGCACGCTGGTGCTCGGCGGCTACGTCTATTACGGCGTGGGCACGCTGGGCGCGGTTGATGACGTGCAGGAAACCGGAACAACCAGCCCGACACAGCTAAAACTGACGCTTTCAGGCCTCGATATGTCCCTGTTTGCGAAGACGCTGAACGAGCGCTGTGTGGGCCGCCCGGCGCAGCTGTATCTGGTGGCGCTGGATGATGCGGGCGTGGCACGGGTGGCTGACCTGATTTTCAAGGGCAAGGTTTCCTCGACCGGCGCAACCGCAGGGGATACAAACGCGCTGCAGTATACCGTCAGTAATATTTTTGAAGACTGGCAGCGTCCGTTTCCCGACCGCTTTACCAATGAATCGCATCAGGCCTCGCAGCCTGGAGATCGCATTTTTCGCTATGTGGCGCAGATGTCCGAGCGCCCGATCTACTGGGGCAGCAAAAAAGACGCGCCGGGATTTACCTATTCGTGAGGAAGCATGAAACACCCCGACTGGCATAACAGATTAATCACCGTGATAAGGGCCGCTGAACAGCGGCCTTTTTTATGGGGCGAGCATGACTGCTGCCTGTTCGCGGCGGACTGCGCACAGGCGATGTGCGGGGAGGATTTCGCTGCCGACTGGCG